TACGTACCACTGATGCTGGTCGTACCGGCCCCCGTCAATGCAACCGTCTGGTCAGGCGCCGAATTGGTGATCGTGATCGACCCAGCACCTTCGGTAATGCTGATGCCGGTGCCGTCAGTCAGATTGGCGTTCTTCCACACACCATCGACAGCGTCGTAGATGATCGTATTGCCAGACGCCAAAGTGCCAAAACGCACGTTACCGTCGGTGCCACCCAGCGCTGAACCAAAAGTCGGGCGTACAAACAGCACGCCGTTGCTAGTACCTACGTGCACTACCGCCGCAATTGTGGCAATGGCATTGGGTGTGTTCGGTTTGGTGGCTGTGAGCCCACCCGCGACCGCCGGGTTGTAGTAAAGAACCTGACCTTGCGTGAACGCCGAGGTATTGACGCCCTTAACCTCGCCAAACTCATAGACCGTAATCCAATCGTTCGTCGATCCACTCTCACCCGCTATGCCAAGCAGGTAGTTCGATTGATCGAACGTCAGTCCTGTTGCAGGTGCTGCAGTCAGGCCACCACTAGCCCCTAAAGTACCCGTGAACATGAGCACCTGGCCTTTGGTGGCCGCAGCACTTAGCCGCACCCGGTAGAACATTTCCTCACCGACGTGCTGGATGACGTTGCCGTTCATCTGGAACGCCAGCGTCTGGTACATATCCTCGTCGTTGTAGTACAGCCTGCCGGTAGCGTCAGTGACCGTAGCCGTCGTATCAAACTGAATGAAGTCCGGTGACGAAATGCCGCCCGTAATACCCGTCATCGACGTGATATTGTTGTTTACGCCAGCTGTTGCCCAGCTCTGGTCAATCTTTTGCCACGCAGTGCCATTAAATATGACCCAGTCGCCTAGCTGCCAGTCGGTAATGCCATTTAAATTTGTCGTGCCTGCGACCGAAACAATGTAGTAGTCGCCATTGGTTCCAGAACTGGCTATTAGAGTCGGTGTATTCGTGGAGGCATTCCATGTGCCTTTATAAGTTAAGCCACTTGTGCCACCACCACCGCCGCTATTGCCGCCATAGGTCAATACTCGGATTTTTTCGGCAACGTCTGCTGCAACCACTTCACCGACGTTGATTTCGCGGCCATTCGAGAGCGAAATAATGAGTGAGCCGTCGAAATCAATCTTGGCGTCGATGACCGACACCCCATCGACCCCGTCAACACCATTCACACCATCACGGCCAGCAGGGCCCGCAGGGCCTTGAGCGCCATCACGGCCTGGACGGCCATCTAAGCCATCACGCCCGTCCGATCCGTTGATGCCATCCCGCCCATCACGTATCGAGTTGACCCGAGTGGTGATTTTCTGACCTAGATCGTCGTATTTGGCCCGAATGTCGGCCTCAATCTTCTTCAACGCGTCGACCACCAGCCCAACGTTCTCACCAACCCGTCGTTTCTGGTTGCCGCGAGCCTCTTGCAGCGTCGCGCGGACCGATTCCAGAACAGCAGACTGCTGCTCCGGCGTCATATTTTGCAAAATTAACTGCTTAGCGAGGCTTTCAACGTCCATTCGACAACTCCTTGGTCAGCTGGTCCAAGAAATCCTCTTCCATGCCGCTGATCTTGTTCTGCTTTTCAGCCATTTGCATCTCAACAATCTTCGATTTGTTCTTAATGTCGGCTTCTTTCAGCATCAACTCAGCGATCTTCACCCGTTTGTCGAACTCTTTGGAGGCCAAATCCGCGTCATTGGGAAGATTTTGCGTGTTGGCCGCCATAATCTTGCTCTGCACCTCGATGGGCTTCAATTTCGTCTCGATCGTGGTGTTGATGGCCTCTGCCCGGTTGCGTTCAGCCTGTGTCTGGTTGACCGCAATCTGCGACTGCGCGGCTTGGACGGCCAGCTGCTGCTGCATCTGCTGCATCTGCTGGGCCTCGGGGCTCGGCTGCGCCATCTGCGTCAACGCCTCCATCAGCTCCATGCGGTTCGACAGCGAGCTGTTACCGACGATGCCCTTCAGAATCAGTGGTAACACCGGTGTGTCAGGCCCCAGCGTCTGCAGGAGCGCAATAAACTGCGCCTGCTCGTACTCGCGCGCAATGATGCCGAGTGTCGCTGTCGGCACGAAGTTCAGATCCACCGACGGATAACGCTCGGGGTCGAACTGCATGAACCTAAATGCCGCCTTCTTAATGAAGGGGATCATGAAGTCTTCTTGGAAGTTCACCAGCGTGCGCTTGTACTTCTTAATGATGGTGGCAACAGCCATCGACATGCCGGCGTTGCCGCCATCACGCGCCACTTGGCTCACCATACCTTGACTATCCAGCGTGCCGGTCGCTTGCAGCAGCATGCGCTCGAACGTCTGCGCAGTCTCCAAGTTGCTGCCGTCGGTCTGACCGAATTTCAACGGCATCAAGATCTCTTGCGGGTTGCCGTTGGTCAAGAACGTCTTGCCCGGCCGCACTTCAAACTTTGCCCCTCGGGGCAAACGCGTTGCATCCATGCCCATCATCGGCACGGAGGTCAGCGCCAGCGAGTCCAGATGACTGCGCACCTGCGCGTCGATCGCCTTTTGCATGTTGTAGGCTTTTTCCACTGTCCCACGGCCAGGCAGCCGGTTAGGCACGGTGTCGTCCTGGTACGTTAGTACCGGACGATCCTTCATCATGTAGGGGCTCTCTTCTGCTTTTAGCAGCATGCCGTCGTTACCAATGACGATGATGGCTTCCACCAAGTCGCTGTAGTCCTCGGCCACTGAATCGTCCGGGAACAGCTCGACCATCTCTTCATCTTCTTTGTTTAGCTTAGACAGATACTCTTTCGGCACCAGTCCGTAGTACGTCAGGAGCTTGACCTTCTCGTTCTGGTACTGACTGACCTCTTGTGTGGGCTCCAAGTCGGTGTCGTCGTAGGTCGGCACGATGTTGACCTTACGATAGACGCCCTTCTCAATGTTTGCCACCACCTTGTGGATCGACACGTACTTCTCAATGGCCACACCCATACAGTCGTCGACCGTCGTGCCGTTCGGGTCCCACAAGAAATTCTTCGGATTGACCGGTATGGGCTTGACCGATACGCGCTCCTTTTCAACCACACCGATGGCCGCTTGGCCGGCCATGCCGGGGATCGGACGGGTGGCAGGCTCGTACTCCTTCTCGGTTGTCACCACGATCTCAGCGATACCCGTGCCATAGATCTCGGCCAACAACTCGATTTGGTCGATGTGCTTGCGCAGTTTGTCTTTCTTGAAGTCCTCCATCATCTGGAGCTTTAGCGCCTCGACATCGATCGGGTTGCCGTCGACGTCCTTGACGTCGTCTTCGATGTCGAAGTACTCGCCAGAGCCAAAGATAGCCTCCATGATCTCCGCATGGCGTGTTTCTACCGCCTGCTGCGTCATGGGGGTGATGATGCGGGATCGCTCAGATTCGCGCGTCTTGTCTTCAGCGGCCCACTGGCCACGGAAGATGCGCTCGTATTCTTCCCAGTCGTCTAGGAAGTTGACGTTACGGTAGTCACGCCAACGGTTACAGTGGTCTACTACAAACGACGTCAGCTCTTTGTCGTTGGCTGTCGGCTCGTCGAATTCGTTTTGGTCCATCTTACACCCCAGAAATTACATCTATCGGCTCCCATTCATCGTCGGCGTCGCCTTCGAAGTAGGAAGTCACCGCCAACTGGTCAATGTAGGATAGCGCGTCGGGTAGGTCATCGTGGACGCCTTGCGCCGGGAACATTAACAGTTGGTCCAAAAAGGTCTCAAAATCACCTTCTTGGTTTAGCACGACTCTGCCATGCTCAAATCGTCCCTGGAGGCTCCAGATGATACGGTCAGCCTTTTTCCGGTTGCCATGCGTGAGGTCAACTATGTGAGAATATACATTATTCTTGCGCATTAAGTCACTCAAATACGGCAAAACCGCGTTCTTTAGCGACCCTCGCTCGATCCCGATCGATATCGGCCGGTAGTCCCGCATGGCCATCAGAATCTTCGCCGCCGTCTCGCGGATGTCCCAGCGCCCATGCTGGATGTCTTTGACGAACCACTTGCCGTCCTCGGTCACTTTCACGATCGCAATCGCCGTCTCGTCCAGCCGCTTTTTCGAGTTCGCCGCCTGCTTGGCCACTTCCTCAAACCCGGCCAAGTCCACGGCCACGAAGTAGCTGCCGTAGTCCGGCTCCTCGCCGTACTTGATCCACTCTTCCTTGAAGATGTCGGAGCCCGCGTTGTCGAAGCTGGCCATGTACTCCTGCTTGAACGCGAAGCTGCTGAGCGTCTTTTTTGCCGACTCGATCTCTTTCGGGTCGATTAGCGGGTTGTCCTTGGTCGTGAAGTGCCAACTTTTCCAGTCCTCGTCCTCACCGTTCTGCCCCAGCTTGTACAGGTCGAAGAACCAATTCCGACCCTTGGGCGTGCCGATGAACATGGCGCGGCCCTTCTTGTCCGAGAGCGACGCCCGGATGACCTGCTCCCAGGCTTCGGGCTTAATGTCGGCGACCTCGTCCAGTACGGCGTAGGTCAAGCTAACGCCTCGCAGCGTGTCGGGCCTGTCCGCGCCGCGCACATAGATCACCGCGCCGTTGACCAGCGTGATGTCCTGGTTGTTCACGTGGCTCGCGGCAATTACGTCGCGCCCCAAGTCCAGCAAGACGTTCCAGATAATCTGCCGCGCCTGCCCGTTGGTGGGTGCCACATACAAGACGGCCGACCCGGCAGGGCAGTTCAGCCCTTCCAACAGCAGCGTGGTGGCCGCCAGTCGCGACTTGCCACAGCGCCGGCCAGCCGAGATCACTTTAAAGCGCGTCTTGTCGGTGAAGACTTCTTCTTGCCAAGGTAGAAACTGGAAGTGAATGTC